TGGCTGCAGTTGCAAAGTTGATTTCATTTTGTATCATATAAGGCTTTCTACCTCTTGGGTGATTACCTCTAGCTGATATAGATAAATCTACGGTTGCCATTAATCAATCTCCCTATGCTAAGTGATATATTGCAGTACAGATTGCTTCAGGGCGAAGTATCTTTCTGCCGTACAAATGCATACCACGAACAATATCAGCAAAAGAATCAGGGTCTCTATAAGTCTCTGTCTTGTTGATCTGTTCAGCAGTAGCTACTGAAGATGAGTGACCAGCTACAATAACACCAAAGTTTGTAGAACTATTAGTACCTGTAGTAGAAGGTCCTGTTCCTAAACTTGGAAGATTATTTGACTGATATATCTTAAAACCATGTAGGTTATTCATTACTAAACCATTCTGAAGTCCAGTTCCACCCCAATCAGATTGGAATAGTCTTGAGTCTTCATCTTTTAGTACCTCAATAAATACTGGGTCTAATACTAACCATCTACCATTAGTATCTACATTCTGCTGATCCATAAGTCTAGACATTCTAGCTATAAGAGTCAATGGGAATGTATCACCTGCGGCAGGAGTTGCATCAGTTGCACCCGGCATTCTTGGCTGAATAGTGACAGCATCGGCTGCTGTACCACCAAAATCAGCAGAGTCTATTTGCATGGAATCTAGTAATTCATCAGTACCAGCAGTTGAAACAGCAACAGTACCGTTAGTAGTAGTATTGGCTGTATCGGCTGCACTATGCAATGCACTTTGCTTATAACCTGACATATAACCAAGTACGTCTTGGTCAAATTGGTCGGCTAGTCTGTAAGCTGCTCTATCAGATGCTAACTGTTGAAAGTTAATATGTGAGTGAGCCTCTTCAATATCATCCACTTTAAATGCAAAGTAATTAGCTTTGTCAATAGTAAGTGAAAACTCTTCATCGTCAAGGTCTTGAGGAGTAATAGTAGTTCCTCTAGAATAAGCCTTAACTGTAATTTCTGGTTCTTTGATAACCTTAACGGAATCGCCCATATTTGCAATTTCACCAAAATAATCATTATTAGTGATTGCGTCAACAACAGAACCCTTACGGAACGCAAGTTGTACCTGTTTGCTGTAAATAATAGGACTAAAATTACCGTTAGGGAGGTTACCATATCCAGCTGCTGCTGTAAATGCCATTTTAATCTCCTTAAACATTTAGCTAATGTACACCAAAAGGTGTACTACCTTTTAGTCATTTTACTTTATAAGGACCATTCATGCGTTGAGGTTGTACATTAGATAGCTAATCTTTTGTAGGCTCACATAATTGGGTAGTCTATTAAAGTCGTGTTGATGTAGTATAAGTATCCAAAAGGGGTTATACTACACCTCTAGTTATCTATAGTTATACTTAGATTTAAAACTTTGTCAAGCTTTTATCTAGCATTACCAGAGATATCATAAATAAAGTTACCACTACGGATAGCTTCCATTATACTTTCTGATTTAGATTCATATTCTTTAGCACTCATTTTCTGAACTGCTGACTCACGAATCTTGTTACTGCTACCATCAGCATCAATCTTAGTCTTTGTGCCTTGCGTATTAACTGCTTTAGCAGCACCAGTATCATTCTTTGTCTTATTTGTCTTACCAATACCTCTATCTCCTTTGTAGAGGTCAATAGCTCTTGCCGCTGATCTTGCGTCATTATCATTCTCATATAGTGCGTCTTGTACCCATTTAGGCTGTTCTTCTGCCCAATTATGAAAGTCATCACTTTCTCTTATCTCATTAAAATCAGGATGTAAGCTTAGTAGTTGTGCTTCAGCTTTATCTTTTACAGCACTTATCTGCATTTCATCTATAACCTTAACACGTTCTTCTAGAGCTTTAGATTGTTCCATAGCTTTCTTCATAGCTATTGTTTCTACAATCTTTGCAACATCAGGATAATCTGCTGCCCATGCTTCTATATCCTCGTCTGACTTTGGCAATTTCATTTCTTTCTTAGTAGCTTTGTCTAACTGACTTTTTAAATCATTTAACTGCTTTTGAAATTGCTGTTCTTTTTCTTGGGTATGTCTGCGTAAATCTCCATATCGCTTCTTGAAAGTTTTTTCTTCAGCAGAAGTCGGCTCTGCTTCACCTTCCTCTTTCTCCTCGCTAGTCTCATTTGAACCTTTTTGCTCTTCAACGAGCCTCGCAAGTTCTTCTTCATCTTTCTTTAATCTCTCTTCTTGAGAATAAGGTCTATTTACAAACATTGCTTTTTTAGGTGTAGCATCTTTCACCATTACATCTTTAGCTGGTTCAGCCATTTTCTTCTCCTAGGGTTAACGTAGCCTTTATGGGGGTTAAGTAAGCTAGTTCTAATTGTGGATTATTAACGTGAAGCTAATCCACCTCGCTTCATCTTCTTTGGTTTAATCTTTTTCTTTTTACCTGCAAGTCCACCTATGTTGAAATCACCCATTCCTGCACTTGAACCCGAACCACCTCCGTAGCCTGAGTCGCTGAAAGATTGTTGACTATCATCATTGTCTCCCCCATAAGTGTTGGTAAATCCTGCACTAGGGTCAGTAGAACCACTATCAACCTGTTGAGTATTCTGTGAAGTTCCAATGTCACTAGGCACTGTAGGTGCTGTAGATTTAAATGCGTCTTCTGTTATACCTTTTGGAACATCAGCTATACTCTTCATAAAATCTTTATCTTCAGTTAGCTTGTCATCTATTCTTCTCTCTTGTGATATAGACTTAACATCATCTTCTATAGACCTTTCTTTAGCAAATTGATTTAAGAAATCATTACCTTTGTCAGGGTCTTTCATTAATTCTTTATATCTTGCAGGGGTAACGTATTTAATTTTATTAGGATCGCCTTTGATGGTAATACCCATTTTAGTTCCTTTAGGATAATTACCTGTTATACCTGCCATCATAGCACCTGCTATTCCACCTATTTTAGATATACCTCCGGGAATATCTATTATAACCCCTATGTCTCTTACCTTTTGACCTAGACCTTCCCCATCAACTCTTTTACCATTTCTATTTATACCACCCATAAATGTTACATTAGAACCTTCTCTAAATCCTTGTTCTGTTAAAGAAGGTGTATCATCTCCTGAGTCTTCTTGTGTAGGTCTTGTACTTTTAATTCCTGTACTTTGAGTTTTAGCTGTGTCTACTTTATCTGTCTTTAACTTAAATCCTTCAGGTATAGTAAATCCAGTTAATACTTTACCATTTTTAAATGGCACTTGTATTTCTGCACCTGCGTCATTCACGTAAGTTCTGTATTCATCTGCTCCACCTGCATCTTTAAATAAATTTTGAAAAGTTAATTTACCTTTTGGCTGACCTTTTGTTGCACCATACTGAAACCCACCTGCAGGTGCTGATGGTGGTATTGGTGGTGGTGTATATTTTTTGGGCTGTACTCTAGTTGCTGTGTTACCAAAGCTAGATGCTCTACTTCCTAGTTGATTAGTAGCTGTGGTTGTACCACCAAATCCATTAGCAGCATAGACTACTCCACCTTGAGCCATATCCATGTCACCATCATTATACTCTTCATCGTCATCTATGTCAAGGTCTTCTAAAGAAAAAGGTAAATCATCAGGCATAATAGCTTCTTCGCTGTTGCCCATTTGACCCATATCTTCCATCATCTGAAGTCCTGATTTAGCACGTTGACGTATTCTCATTAATTTTTCAAGACCTATAAAACGCACTACATCTGCAGGAAACACAAACTCTCCCTCACTTAATTGTGCAGGTATATCGTCTCTTACTTCTTCTTGTGTTGAACCCGGAGGAACATCATTACCTGATACAGGGTCTATCGTGTTACCCTCATCTTTGAGTCCACCATCTTCAAACATTTCCATTTGTTGTCTTAGCATATTATTGTTCCCCTATTTATTTTTTGTAGTATCACTTACAACTGATAGGTCAGGTTTGCCTGACACTTTTTTAAAACCATTAGCTTCAAGGTCAGTAAGTCTAGCATAGCTAAATTCGTCACCATATTTAAAAAGATATGTAGGCTCTACATAATATTCCAAATGAACATTAACTACATTAGGACTCTTATGTAATTTTTTATCTTTTACAGGTAAGTGACTAGTTAACTCAATTTTTATAGTTTCGCCATCTGCATTTCTTAAAACATCGCCATCATTATATTTTTTAAAAGGTTTTTGTTTATATGCATCCGGTAAACTTGTCCACGTAACGTCAGGCTGGAGTTTACTTATTGTTTCCTCTATGTATCTATCTGATAAATTTTTTAAAAGTAAACTATTTTCAGGCATATTACCTTCTGACCTAACAATATTATAAGAACCCTTATTAGTCAAAATTTTGTTAGTCTCTTCTGCTCCTATTAGTTTAACCAAAGGAGCATGAGCTTCTGCTATTTTCATGTTTTGTAGCTTCATTTGTTCGTCTGATACACGAGCATCTTCCACTTGTGTCTTTTTTCTCTTTTGTGAATCAAATTTTCTTTTAGCTTTTATTCTATCTCTAGGTGTTGTAGGAAAGTTAATAACAGACATTTCATCACCGTCTAGAGGACTTGTAGTATTACCACCGGAATCTACTTTTACACCCTGTCCTTGTAGTACACCTTTTTCACTAGGCTTCATAAACCTAGACCTAAATATTCTGTTAATAAGTATATCTCTTTCTTTTGGATCAGTTGGAATTGGTTCGCCTTGTTCTTTCAACTGTTTCACTATGTTTCTGTAAGTTACATCATCTTCCACTATTTTTCTTGCTTGTACCTCTCCCGGAACTTTTATATATTCCTTATGTGCTACAGTTTCCATCAACTTTAAGTTTCTAGCTTTGTGTTCTACTATAATACGTTCTCTTATATAATCTTGAAAGCTAGGATTATCAGAAAGTAAATTGGCTAAATTTCTTTCATTATCATTAAATTTAACATTTCTTGTGTCATAGCCTTGATAAACAAAAGGTTTAGATTCTCCCCTAACAATCATTGGAGGGTCTACTAACATGTCTTTTCTTTGTAAGTATCTAATGCCTGCAGGTAATTCATCAAAATATCCGTCTGCGTTAGTTTTATTGTAAGTTTCAAGTAATGTACTATATTCTCTTTTTACTAATTTATCTGTAACAGATTCAAACAACTCTTTATTTTGTAAAAAATTTATGTTAGCTCTTTTACCATCTACTACAGTTTGTTCAAAAGTAGAAAGAGCATTTCTTTTTGCTGTGTACACCTCTTGCAATGTATTGTTATATCTCTGACCAAACTCTGTGCTTGTATCTGTTAAAAATCTATTTGGAGAACTGCCTGCATTAAACCCTTCTCTATGTTGAATAGCATGTTGAATCTCGTGCAAAAGGTCTTCTCTTACATTAGATTTTAAACCACCTCTAACATAAATTGTTTCTGTACCCTC